TTCTAACGGATGGTAGATGGTGAAATATTCTTCATAACAGCAGAAAACGCTATCAATAATATGGTTTTCATCCATATCATTGTAGAACTTATTCAAAATAAGTTCTACCATTTCCATTACTTTAGATACTTCATAGAATTTAGTTTTAGTCATGATATGAATCCTTTCTTACCATGCGGCTTAACTATAAATTATATCATCATATCACCTTAATAATATACAGCTATAAATGTCCATTATGACAAAAAAGAAAAACAGGAAGGAGTAGGGATTTAATCCCTACTCCTGCCAACACATTACTTAGATGTATTATTGGTTATAAATATCAATAGTTCTAGCCATTAAGCCAATCATAACTTTGATATTTTCAGCTGAGGATAATACTTTATCGGATACCTCAATGAAGTCTTCTTTAGAAGAGAATTTATTCAACCAAACTTTAACAGTTCTTTCGATAAGATTAGCTAAGGCTAATACTGCTTGCTTATTATACTCATCTAATAATCTAATACCACGATTAGTATAAGAGTAACTATATAGATCGCCTCTAGTAAAGAACTCAAAGTTGAGTTCTAAAGCATTTTCATGCTCTACAAAGAAGAATACTTTATTATTGTCATCAGCAATAATTGTTGCTGGTGCATCTACTTTAGTATACTTATAGAATGCATCAGTAATAACTTTTAGATTATCATTAACTGAACGCTCAATAGACTTCATTAATTTATAGTCGTTAACGAAATCTATTTCTAATTTTCCTGTTTGTTTAAAGTCCATATTTATACTCCCATCTGGTAAAGAAGAGAATGGCTCTTCTTTAACTACACTAGGTCTATTCCAATCACTACTAGATTTAATATCAGAAAGTATTTCTCTTACATCGTCAATTGTATCTAGTTTACTACACATCTGGATACTATTGTCAATTCTATGCTCTGCAATAGACCATTCGTTTAACTCACTTCTGATAATAACTAACTTAACATCATCACTATACGTAGCCGTAATAACAATAGATCCATCTAAGTTTTCTACTTTATAGTCATATTCATATGCATCTAATTCTAATTCAATCTTACTTAATGGAATAGATACATACTTTGAATTTGTTATTTCTTTCATATCATTAATGCCTGTAGGTAATTTAGGTGAGAAAATATTGTATTTAATGACGTTAAGAAACCCACCAATAACAAATTTATCCTTTATAGGTTTAGTAACTAAATCCATGAATTTACATTCAATAATCCAAGCACCTGGATATGGACTATATAATACAATATCATTATAATCAGTAAACCCTTCCATTCTAAGAATTACAGTTTTCTTATTTTCATTAATTGGAATAATTTTGAATCCGTAACCATCAATAATGGCAAATAACTTTGATTCATTAATTTTATCTACCTCATCTAATTCATCCATAATAGACTTAATAGTTTCAACAAGTTTATCCATATCAAATATAACTTCTTTAACAATATTAAATCTACTACGTCCTATTACCCAACAATTATCACCTTTACTGATCGTAAAGTCATAATTTTTATAAGTCACCTCAAATGTACTAGAGATATTATCAAGGATATATTTCATACCCTTACCCCTGATACTACTTAGATACTTTTTTATTTCTTCAACTGTAGGATTACTCATCATATTTCTCCAAGTGTTCAATCTTCTCTTTAGTTGACATACAGTCAATTCTACGCACAGATTCGAATAATTCCATACGAGTATATTTAGACAAGAATTCTGCAATCTCTTCATCACGAGATTTTTTCTTGGTACTAAATAAATCAACAATAGCCATTATTATGCCATATACAAATTTTGCAATATCCAATGCTTCACTTACTGTTATATTTGCATTCATATATGTAACATCGGCTGCATGCTCTTTAATATATCCGTACGCTGTACGTTTAATAGCAAGATATCTTTCTGGATCTGTCTTTTCTAAATGAATTAAGAAACAAATCAATTTATTATTACCTTCACCAATATAAGCCATTTTACTTACCTTCCTTTTTCTGCTAATAACTTTTCTAGACGTTCAATACGTTGCTCTAATTTATATATCTTCTTATGTAGAGCTACACTATCATCATTATGAACGACTTTAACCTCTTTTGGTTGCTCTACTGGAGCAGCTGCATTAGCTACTCCAAAGCAACCTAATAAACATGCACAAATAATAAGTTCTCTCATTGTTTTAACCTCCATTAAATATCGTTAGGGTTAGCTTCGTAGTACTCTTCCCAGAATTCATTATTCTCTCTATTACGAATTCTGGTCTCTCTTTCCCAGTCAGCATTTTCAATTTGCTCAATCTCTGGGTCTGCAAACCAACCACGAAGATATAGAAATGCCTCAGCCATTCTGACAATATGCTCTTTATCTTCTTCTCTGATAGCTTTAAAAGTATTATCTCTATACATTTGATGGAATAAGTCTACCATCATATATAAAGGATATGGATTCTTTCGAAGAACAGTCATGAAATGATCTTCAATTACAAGTCTACCATTAAATTCAAAATGAATATTATTAATAATAAACTGTAGAAAATCATTAGCAATCAATTTAAATTCATCCCATGCACCATAATATAAGTTATTCATAGTAACCCCCTAGTATAAAGTTTTAATGATATAATTTAAACGACTGGAAACAAGACCAGCGGAAATGCTGGATACATTATCAATATCTTCCAACTTATCTGCCAATAAGTAGAATTTATTAGACAATGCTTCTAAATCTTCTTTTGTAGAATTCTTAACTACAGATGGTAATGTAGATCCTAAAGTGATTTGAACTACATCATCTGTATCTTTATTAAGGAATGAGATCCCACCGCTTAATACTCTAACGATAGTACCATCTACTAATGTAGTAGTGAATGATTTACTACTATCATTATTAGTTAATTCGCTGACTATCAATTTGATATCAACGTTCATCATGTGCTCCTCCGTATATAGAATAGAGTACAACTTTCTTAGTTCTTCTTTGTTCATTTGATCAGTTCCTTTCTTTTAAAATAACATAAACCTGATTCATAGTAATAATATATGATTAAAAATATGGAAGAGGACATTGAATGCCCTCTTCCGATATTATTAGTCTTCAGCAATATAAATCATATTCCAAATATCTAGTGTAGGAACTTCGATATTCAAATAATATTTACCGTCTTTTTCTTCTACGTTAACTTGACATTTAACCATAGCAGATTTAGACCAGTCATCTGGAGAAGTTAAGAATACTTTATCAGCTAATCTATTAGCTAACTCTCCATCAGTACCAACTTCATATTTAACAAATAGATCTTCTTGGAACGCAGGAGTTTTATTCTCTTTAGAACCAGCTTCATTCTTCCAGTTAGATACTACTTCAGATAAGTTGATCATTTGGATAGTTCTGAAACCAACACCTTGTTTAGTCCAAGTCCAGATTTGGAATCCTCTAGTACCATACTTATCCCAGTTTTGTTTGAAACCATATTTATTGGTCACTTCTACAAAAGTATCAGAATCTTCTAATCCTTTACCACGCAATACTGTTTCATATGCAGTGATGAATTGATTATAGTCGGATACTTTACGAGCAATCAATAAATCAGTACGAAGACTTTGTGTAGGATAATAGTCTTTTTCAAGAACACCAATACCCCAGCCTTCATTATTCATTCTATTAGCTAAGACAGCAGAGCTCATATGATAACCACCAGCAGCTGCAATAGTAGCTGTAGTCAATAATACTGCAGAAGAGTTGTAAGTTTCACCATTAATGGAATCTTCACCAGAACCATTCTTAGCTACACGTTTACCGTCTTTCCATTCAGTATCAGGACCTTCCATGTAAGCACCAACGATAAGAGATTTACCAGTCTTACGACGTACATCATCTACACGAGCTTTAAGATCACCGTACTCAGTTTGAGAACGATATTGACCATCGATAACTAATGCAGATTGACCAAAGGACCAGATTTCGTTATATACAACGTCTTGGTTAGATTTAAGCATCTTATCAATATGCTCACCATTAACATCATTGATAGTTACATATTTATCTGGCATACGTTTCTTCATATCAGCAATGAAGTCACCATAGTAATCACTCATATAGTGAGCATCGCTATCCGCATCATAATATGCATTGATAGTACGATCACCAATAGTGTCACCTTGCCAACCATCAAAGCCACCATTTTCCATAGCTTCAATCATAACTTTGGAGATATGATCTCTCCAAGGTTTACTCATAGGATGATAGTAATATTGGAAAGGTTTGCCATCAATATAATTAATGTATGGTGTACCTTTTTTGTTAAGACCATAAGTATCATGGTTATATGCATATTCAATAGCAGATACAGTTTCTGGTTCATCAATAGAACGAGCAAAGCACATATTATAGAGCATTGCTACAGATCCTTTAGAGTGCATATAGTCAGTCATCTTAGTAACCATCTTAACATCTACTTTACTATGGCTCCAAGTATTCCAATCTTGAGAGAATTGATCTTGATCAATAGGGAATGGATTTTGTGGGGATTTATATGCATCGTAGAAGAAATAGCTATTAATATTCATATTTGTCATGACCCCAAGACCACTCATATAGCGGTCTTCGTTTTTCAACAAAATAGAATTATAGTCATCCCCAGAACCGCCTACTACGCCATATCTAGGATAGATAGTCCAGTCATCTTCTACAGAGAATGCAGTTGTCATAAAATCAAATTTACTAGTGATACCATCAACTTTGATTGTCAATAAATAACCAGTGTTATTTTCAAGCAATCTAGCTGGGATAGTTACACTATAGTCTTTAGATTCATTCTTACGTAAATATAATTTAGAATCTTCAAATACAGTAGCCACTAAAGTATTAACTTTGAATAAGTCTACTTTAACTACCATAGGAGAATCTTCTTCTGTATTTTTAACTTTGAACGTTAAGACTACATTTTCATCTTTACTATAGCTTGCTTTATCTTTATTGATATCAAAGATAAACTCAGCTGTACTAGGAGCCACTTCTGTAGCAGAAATAACTTCATTACGTTCAATAATTTTAAACTCTTTAGGTTGTGTCTTATTAATCATAAGATATGCGTCTTTATTACTAATAACAACATAACCAGTTTGATCTGCTTCTAAGTTTAATTCAGAGATATCAAAGGATAGTTTATTATCCTCAATAACACCTTGAACCATATTTAGAAGATCAGATGGTAAAACTTTTTCCATGTTAAAATTCTCCTTATAAAAAAATATTGACATCTAAATCTTGATGCCTATTATAATGTATAGTAGAGAATCTGAGTTTCATTTTTATCTCATATTTACAAAAAAAAATAAATGAGGGTAAAGGTCACTAGGACCTTTACCCATTATTCATTTATTTATTATTTAGTGATGATTGTACCATATTGATCACGTTTAACTTCTTTTGTAGATTTGTTTACATGAACACGTTCAAGTTTTTTACCTTCAACAGCATAACGCATCAATTCAGGTTTGAATTCTTCAACCAAACGGCTATCAACTGTTTGACCTAATTCTTTAGCTTTTTCAATTGCACGATGAATTACTTGAGCGAATTCATAACGTGTAACTGCACGGTCGCCTTTGAATGTGCCATCTGGGTAACCAACTAAAAGACCACGTTTAGCCATATCATCAACTGCTACATAAGCCCAATGATTTTCTTCGATATCAGGGAATACTGTATTAGCTTCTTGAGGTAAATCAAGACCAAGTACTGCATTCAAGATAGCTTTGAATTTAGCATTGTCAGATTGAAGTTGAGCAATTTCTTTCTTAGCTTCAGCCAAGTCTTTAGCCATTGCTACTTTGGAGCGGGATACTTCAGAACGAGCACCTACTTTATAAGTAACACCAGCATTGATTACATTGTCACTACCGAATGTAGTACCAGCTGTGAACATCAAGTCTTCGTTAGGACGGTAAGCAATACCTACTGCACCAGCATTAGCATTGTGGAAATGACCATAACCAGCCATAATGTCCAATTTATGGTCTGGATCGAAGTCTAATGGATGTAAGCCAGCTAATGCCGCAGTACCAGCAATACCTTTACGAGCTTCTTGTTGGTTAGCACGAACTACATTACCTAATTTGCTAGCGTTGCTATTAACTTGATCAATAGCACTAGTTAATTGGTTAACGTTAACTGCATCAGTACCATTTTGACCAGCTGCTACATTAGTGATTGTTTTGTTACCAGCATTGATACCATCATTGTTGATAACTACACCACCATTGAATTTAGCAGAATCAAGACCTTTTAGATCTTTATTAAGATCGAATTTAACTACACCATTAGCTGCTACAGAAGCTGTAGTGTTATTACCATTAGTGAAGTCAAGACCTGTAGCAAGAGTAGTAGTATTAGCTGCACCACCATTAGCTTTGTAAGTTAATGGAGTTACTTTAGCTGCATTACCACCATTGTATGTAGTAGTAACTACATCAGCACCATTTTCATTCACTTGACGAGTTACTTTGATAACATCATCGCCTTTGAATGTAACAGCATCTTTAGCAATATTACGTACGGTGTTTTTGCTTACATAAACACCGTATGTTGCATTCGCATCACCAGTGGATTTACCATTAGTTACACGAACTGCAGCAATATTGTCTACTTGGTTGTCTGCTACAACAGATTCAACTGCTTTGTTAGCTGCTACTACAGAATTCAATTGATCAACATTAACTGCATCAGTACCAGCTGTACCAGTAGCTACATTATGGATTTGGTTACCAGCTACATCTACATTTGTAGTTGTGAAGGAAACTGTACCATTAGCTCCAGAAGCTGTCATGCCGTCAATACCATAGGATGCTGTATCCAATGTATTGCGGTTTTCGATTGTAACGCCATTAGCATCGTGTTTAGTATCAACGTCGCCATCGAATGCAATCAAACCATCTTTAGTTGCTACTGCATGTTTAGGATCAGTATTTTTACCAAATGCCACAGAATTCATATCTGTAAGATCTTTCTTAACAGATACAGTGTATTCTTTACCACCAGCTGCATTTGTACCTTCAGATACAGCTACATTATCACCAGCTACAACTGTAGTATGTTTTTTAGCTTCAGTCATAGCATTGTTGATTGCTGTTTTATGGTTAGCTAAAGTGCTTTCAACTGCAGTGTTAACTTGGTTTTGAGCATCAGCTAAATCTTCAACGTCTTTACGAAGACCATTCAATTGAGCTACGTTAACTGCATCATTATCTGCTACACCAGCTTTTACATTGTTAATGATTTGATCGCCAGCGCTGATACCATCAGTACCAAATTTAACGTTCTTGCCATTAGAATTGATGTTGATGCCATCCATATTAAATTCTGCAGTATCCAAGTTATCAGTGTTTTCAATTTTGATGCCATTAGGACCATAGTTAGTATTCACATCGCCATTGAATACATGCATACCATCTTTGGTTACAAAGTTACGTTGTGGATCGTTAACTGTGTTGAATTGAACGGAGTTCATATTAGTCAAATCACGGTTAACGTTAACTTTGTATTCTTTACGACCAAAGTTATTGTCTTGAGATGTAACTGTTGTATTAGTTCCATCTACAAGAGTATTGTGTTTTTGCGCTTCCAACGCTACGTCGTACAATTGGGAGCCATTAATACCATCAGTGGATGTAGCAGATACTCGACCAGCTGCTAAGTTTTGCAATTGACGTGTGTATTCTGTTACACCACCAGCGCCAGCACGACCGTGTGTACCAAAGCTTACAACAGAGTCAGGATTGCTACCAGCATATGTAGAATTGCTGAAGCGAATATCTGTTGTGTTATCTTTGATATTAGTTGTACCAACTTGTAATTCAGTTACAGAGTTAGTACCAATTGCGACGCCATTTTGAACGTCAGCAATAGTGTTATTACCTAATGCCAAGCTATCAACAGCTGTAGCTTTAGAATGAGAACCAACTACAGTAGAGCCTTGCTCTTTTGTAGTACTATTCACACCAAAGATTAATTGTTCTTTAGATGCATCTTGAACTAAGTTGTTATAGCCAACTACAACGGATTGATCAGCATTAACAAAACCATTATTGGCACCTACTACTGTAGTATCATCACCATTTACAGTTGTATCACGACCAATAACAATAGAAGATGTGCCTTTTGCATTTACATTTGTACCAATGTTTACAGTTTTGACGCCTTCTGCATGGATAGCATTACCGATAGCTACTGAAGATTCGCCATCAGAAATTACACCGTTACCAATAGCAATAGTGTCTTGAACCTTGGTTTCAACTCCATTGCCGATACCAATAGTATTGAAGTCGGTAGCAACTCCATTGCCGATACCGATGCTATTGCCAAGGTTATTAGTAATGTGGTTACCAATACCCACACTGTTATTACTATTAGTAGTAACTGCAGTACCGATACCAACACTATCACTACTATTAGTAGTAACTGCAGTACCGATAGCCACATTATTATCAGCGTGAGATTGAACATGTGAACCAAGAGCAATAGAATCTTTGCCATCTACTGACGTAACAGCACCAAGAGCCAATGCATTATCTTTATTAGCATAAGCACCGTTGCCGATAGCTACAGTATTATCTGCAGCTGCACGGGCTTGAGACCCAATTGCAAAGGTGTAATCTTTTAGCGCCTGAGAAGATGAACCAATAGCTAGGCTAGCATAGCCTTTCGCCTCGGAATTTTCGCCACCAGCTAAGCTGTTAGCACCAGTCGCTTTATTGTTATGACCGTATACAAGAGAGTTAGCGCCACTTACAGTATTTTCAAAACCAACAGCAAATGCAGATGTGCCTGCTGCGGTAATGGCATTATCTTTGCCATAAGATTCAGCACCATATCCTGTTGCATTTGGATCAACTGTGTTGTTAACCCCAGCTGCAAACCCAGATGCTGCCATTGCACTCAATACTAAAGTTGTTAAAATTGCCTTACCTTTTGTGTTGTTCATAATGAACCTCCTAAATAAAATTAAAATACACTATATTATAAACCACTGCCTATTCGTTTTCACAATGAATAGGCAATGTTATAACCATTAATTCACATCAATAATATATGACTATTTTTTATTTTGGTTATCTAAACTTAGAACCAATGGGACTTTAGATCTACGCATGTCAATTATCTTACTTTCATCACGTCTGAAGAAAGTTTCTTTATGCCATGCATATGTACGTTTAGTTCCATCAATATCATAATATTGCTTAGTAGCTGTTACTTCTATATGGAAATCTTTTTTCCTAAGAAGCGGGAACTTTTCACGTCCATTCATACTATTGCTATGGATGTGACAAATTATAAAGCGAGTAGCATACTTAGTAAAGGAACTAAATGTCTTAGCTCCTCCTACAACGTATGCTTGTTTTACATCAGTATCTTCTAAGTATTGAATGATCTCCTCAGGAGAATGCATTACTTTTACTTTTGGATTACTAACTTTATAATCTTTGGTTGTACTCAAAACTATATAATTGCGATGGTTTAATAAACTAGATTGTTTCTCAAAGGTCTCTCTTCCCATAATTACTGTACAACCTAGCGTAATATTACGCATTTCTACTTCAAACTTTGGCACTGTTAAAATCTTCTCTCCCATTGAATTAACTAGATGCCGTGAATTATCATAAGTTGCTATGAGAGTTAATAGCATAATTCTTCCCTGATCTTTCTTTCTTAAACTGCTACTTCTGCTTTAATCTTTGGACCTGGAGTGTATCCTTCTAGACTAAAGTCTTCAATCTTAAAATCATAGAAGTCTTTCACCTCTGGGTTTAGAACTAGTTGAGGTTTACATTCTCTATTAGTTTTAATAGTGTCTGTAAGATCATTTAGATCTACTAATCCCATTTGTTGTTGCATTTGAGGTATATGATTCTCATAAATATGAGCATCATTAATACATACAGTCAACTGCCCAGGTTTATATCCAGTAACTTGAGCAATCATATGGACTAAGACTGCATACTGAGTAACGTTGAATGGTTGACCTAAGAACCAATCATTGCTACGGATAGTAAGCATACAATTTAGTTTACCATGATTAATATTCCAAAGTGTTTGGAATGCACACGGTTGTAATGCCATATCGGGTAAGTCTTCGATATTCCAAAGAGTTACAACCATACGACGATTTGTTGGATCTTCTTTGATAGTCTTAATAAGATTATCAACTTGCTTATATTTAGCTAATTGATATCCATAAGCTTTACCAATAGTTCCATCTTCACGCATCCATTCATCCCAGATATGTACTCCCATATCTTGGAGTTTACGGACATCGTTAGATTGCATTTGCCAAATCCATAATAGCTCCTTCACTGCAGTTTTGAATCCTACAAATTTAGAAGCTAGAATTGGAAATGCATCTTCCAAATCAAATGTCATGCAGACATGTGGTAAAGATATAGCTCGAATACCTGTACGGTTATCTCGCATATCACCTTCACTCAATATCTGATTTGCCACTGATAAGTAATAATAATCATACTTAGTTAACTTATCACTCGATATCATTATTTCCCTCCAATCTTATCCATAATATATCGGTACGTTAATAAGAATCCCATACCAAAATCATAGATTATCAGTATCCCAATTACGTAAGGTGTATCCCTCATATGAGACCCTGTAATCCATTCTAATAGAAATAAAGGAATCAGTATCATCCATGGGCATACTAAGATTCCTATAAAACTAAATAACTTTACCAACAAATTCACTTCCTATCAACAGAGTTATATAATAACCATGCTAATGAAATAGCCGCAAGTATAAGTAATATCCACATCAGTAACATAGAAAATTTACGCATATAACTTGCAGCCAATATATAGACATTCAATAAGATTATATGGATTAGATAAGTTCTTACTTTACTTCTAAACATATATTCCTCCTATTAAGATGTCGTCTATTTGTTGTTTTTTAAACTTACAGCTACGTAAGACAAGATGATTGAAATAATGATAATGGAGATGTTTGTGCATACTAATGCATAAGACATCTTCAAGTTATATCCATCTAAGATATTAGCAATAGATGGACCCATTGATAATACGTTTAACCCGATAGCAATCACACTTGCAATAATAACAAATAATTCAGTTTTCATTTTTGGTTCCTCCTTGGGAATAAAAATAATATTAATAGAATGTCAAAAAATAAAGAGCTAGACTTTTATCGTCTAGCTCTTTTGCGTTTTGGCATTGGGTTAATGAATTGGTCTGCAATGCCAGCAAGACCGATTAGTGTAACAATTGCACCAATAGAATATAGTGGTGCTAATAAGATAATGATCCCTAAGGAATCTTGATTACTTTGATCGATAAAGTAACTGAATGCTAATGTAACCAAACCAACTAATACAATTTTCAAATGTCCTAACATGATATTTCCTCCTTAAAATAAATATAACTATATCATATCACCTTAATAATATACAGCTATAATTTAGGAGTATTACAAAAAAGAAAATGGACTAGTCTACTAAGAGACTAGTCCATTATATTAATCTTGAACGAATGCAGTTATAATTAAACCAATTGTTGCAGCAGATGCAACAATCTCTAAAGTTCTAGCTAGTACATACGCACTTGCGAAATCATACATATAATAGGACCTCCTATCTAACTAATACTGGTCTAGCAGCCATATCAATCACGGTAGTGTCAGCATCATATTCCATATTATGACTAATAAGGAAACATTGCTCACATCCTACCATGGTAATAAGTTGTTTCAATAAACCAATGAATTGAATGCGATTCTCTGTATCAAGACCACCATCAATTTCATCTAACTTCAAGATATTATAATCAGTAGATGAGTTAGATAGAATAGCGAATGATAAGATCATACTAATCATACAGATTTGACTTGTACTCATAGATGAGATATCATCGTTAACTAAACCATTACCTAAACAAGGGATTCTAAATTCAGCTTCATTGATAACGAATGGCTGTATAATGAATTGACCATTGAATATCAAACTTAGTAATTCATTGGCTTTCAAAATAATATTTCCCATATACGTTCTCATAAACACTGTCTGGATGCCCGTAGTTGGGCTTAAATAGTAACGTATAGTTTCGAGAATCGAGAAATTCTTGTTATACAGTTCTAGGTCCCTGATATAGTCTTCTAATAACGTTTTACTAGATGCTATCTTATCTCTTTCACTAAGAATAGCATTCAAGTCATTATTCAATCTATCTGCACGAGACTTAGCTTCATCCATTCTAGTCTCAAGATCTTTAACCTTAAAGGCAATATCTGATAAAGAATTAATTTGAGATTGAAGCTCATTGTTTCTTTCCTCAAGTCCAATACATTCATCTACTAGAGATTTGCATTTAGTATAGACTTCCATTCTAAACTCAGTAATAGAGATATTATTAGTAATTTCACTAATAGATTCATTCTCAGTAGTCAACTGTAAACTTATAGTTGACAGTTTATCTTTCAATGAAGCGATGTCAGAATCTAATTCATCGATTAGCGCCTTGTTTGCTTCATACTTCGCCGCTGGTTCTTTTAATGATTCAATGATTTCCTCATAGTTAGATTTAGTAGTGATAATATTAAAGACACCACGAATCTGATTGAAGTCGATCATTAATTTTTCCATATGGTCTAAAGAAGCTAATAGTTGATATGGGTCGATAATATAATTAACTGGACTCTTTTCTAATAGCTTTCTGAAAGATAATACCATACCATGAAGATTAGTAAATCTCTTATTGAAGTCGTAAAGTTCTTTATAAGACTCAATGTCTTTCTCTAGAGATTTTAGAAGTTTATTGGATTCATCAATCTCTTTATTAATATCATTGATGCGTTTCTCTGGGTGTTTAGACGATGCTTCAATAGCTTCTTTAACAAAAGAGCAATCATCTATCTTACATGCTTTAGGTCTTAAAGCCAAAGACTTAGCTTTATCGAATAAAATCTCATAAGCTAATACCTCAGATTCTAACTCGGTCACAGTTCTAGATACTTCATTGTAAGTACGAGTTAACTCAACGGTTTGGTCTACATACTTTCCATCATTATCTAGCGTAGTCTTAACGAAATCGTATTTCTCTTTCTTAGTGGTAGCATCTAACCCATTATAAAGACTATCTAACACTGGGACAATCATTTCCATAGCATTAACTAATGCCTCTGCTTCAGAAAGGTTCTTAATAGAAGAATTTAAACCATTGATATCATTCTCAAGATCGGCTATCTTATCTTTGGTTTCTTTATATAGGGTCAAATCAGAATCACTGAATCCTCCATCTAATAAAGTACCACGTTTAGTAATCTTAGTTTGTAAAGACTTAAACGTCTCATCTTTTTCTCTAGATATATTCTCAATCTTAGCGTTAGCTACAGCTTCTTCAGATTTCCATTTAGATATATCTTTATCAAAAGTACGTAGACTTCTATCAATAATATCTTTTAGTTCATTTAGATCTTCACTAGATAATTCTCCTTTAGAAAGATTAATAACTTGGGCTTTGGAAGCTCTAATATAATCTAGATTCTCTCGTATCTCTTCGTTAATCTTATAGAATTCTTCAAGATTATTATCTCTAGTTAAGATACCTATCTCCGCATCAATCTTAGATGCTTCAATAACTGCTCTATCTCTTTCTCTAGATACATCTTCAACTTGTCTAGTGATATTATTATATCTAGAGTTCAATTCTTCTATATTACCAATTTGATTGATCTTAGAAGATATCGTACTAATGAGATTCTTGAACGTAGAGTATTTCTTAGTAATGACCTTATACATGTTGTTGTATACTTCAATACCATTAATAATACTATTAACGAACTTCTTACGTTCTGCTGGTTTCTTATCTGCTAATCCTCTATCTTCAGATGATAACTGAGATAATGTAAGGAAGTTAGCATCTAGATTAAATAAATCAAATATGATGTCTTTACCAGAAGTCACGTTCCAAGTAGGATTCAACTCAACACGGTTCATTCCTTTATATACTTGCATCTTAACTTGACCTCTAGAGCCATCAGTCTTTACTGGATGAACGTATAATATTTCATATACTTCATTATTGTAAAGATATCTTAAAGTTTTCTTACCCTCCAACCCAGGAATAATAGCATTATTATCATCTTGGAGTGGAGATAAAGCTTTTAGTAATGTGGACTTACCCGAACCATTAGAGCCACGAATGATGACGATATTAGAGGTAGACTGTGATAAGTCTACCTCTAAGATATTATCACCACGACCATTGTAAATACCTATGTAGTTTTCAAGTCGGATTGATAATAGTTTCATTACAATTTACCTACAATTTTTTAATAATGAAGTCCCGAGTAGTGGGACCAGATGCTAATATAACTTGATCACCAATCTTTACTTGATCATATGATCTTCCAGTTACATTAACAAAGAATTCACCATTGAGTTCTACCAGAAATATTGATCTCTCGTTATGGATTAACTTAAGATAGTTATCTGTTTCGTCAATAATCATACTGCGTTTATCAGTTATTATATAGAGTGGAGAATCAGATAGATGATCTTTATATAAGACTCTAGCTACCATCCACAGTAATGATATAATAATGATAATAAAAAGTGCCGTTATCGCTAAAGTTACATTCATTACGTATAATATCCCCTCTCCATAACAAATTATACATAAAGTATTAACTTGTTTGACGTAGATTACTATTTTACTTTTATAGATTTATAGATAATAAATAGTAAGACTACTGACATTATAGACATTATATAATCGTGAGTAAGCTCTTGTCCACTCATAACTTTGTAGACAATACTACCTACGATGACTAATGCCAATAAAAGATCAAAAGCCGTCATAAATTTACCTTTTTTTGTTATTGTCATTAGATAAGACACATAACACTGTTAACAAAATTAATCCGACATTAACGATGAAGCTAATGTTAGAAATAATAGTTAGCATTCCTGCTGCAATTAAGATTGCTATTGTTAGTTCAATCATACCTTATCACTCTCCCATATACTTTTCAAGTATGTGTAAGAGTGCCTTAGATATCTTATAACCAATCACAATAATCAATGCTGTCAAGATCACCGAAGTGGCATAAATAAAGATTAATACACGACCTTCGGGGGCTTGAAGCATATCATGTACAATGTAACCGAAACAAGCAATATAAATAATAGCACCTATGACATATAGTAGATTATTCTTTGAAATCATAAGTAAATTCTCCTTTCATTTATTATTGCTTTGTTCAAGGTTATACGTCAATCTTCTCCATTGTAGGGTACGGTAAACCCCATCTCCAATCAATAGAGAATGATTTACCACAATCATTGCATTTGAATTTATACAGTTGGTATCTATTCAAATTATCTAACACTTGCTCTGGATTTTTACTAAACGCTAGTATGATATTAGCATAACTCACTGGTTTACCATTAGCAGTATACAGATCGAAGTTCTTTGAATAACACTTAGGGCAAGTACAGTTATCAATAACTGCTTCTTTCATATATCTCACCACCTTAAAAAATAAAACCCTCTAGGATTATGTATCCTAGAGGGTAATATATTATTTCTTATCCATTCCTTCAATAGCTTTCTTGATTTGGTCTTCAATATCAGATTCTAATTGAAGTTTACGTTCTTTTTCTTCTTCTGGATCTATTTGTTTGATACCATACTTTTCAATACAATCATCAATAGTTTTGTAGATGATATCCATAGTAGTTTCCAAAAGTTCTTTATGCATACCGAATAGTAAATCGATTTGTTGTTCTAGACGTGGTTCAAACTCAAGTAATTGAGTGAACACGATCTTTTCATATTTACTTTCAGCATCAACTTCCATGGTTGCATTATTGAAGTAGTTAGCATCGATGAATGCATTGCGTAATTCAATATTTTCATCGTGTTGATGTTCAAATGCTTCTTCAATAGTAGCTAAGAATCCTTTAAGACTGAATTCTGGTTCAATACCAGCCTTAATGAGATCATTAGTATATCGTGGATAGTAGAATAATTCTGCAAAGATATTATTATTGTCTACTTCCATAATAGCCAATACACGAGCAGTGAATCCATGTACGTTTGGAACGTTAAATTTGCTCATAACTACTTGACTTAAGATATCAGTAGATTTAGCAAGATTGAAATCGATGAAAGTTTTAACTTTCTCTAAGTTTAAGTTATGATAAACTACATCGATGTATGTAAGAACTGCATATAAATGGGAGTGTGTAGATTCTCCACCACATAACCATTTAAAGAATGTAGCGAAGAAAGAGTAAATACCATTATAGTCTTTCTTAGCAACTAACTTAACGAATACATTAAAGTTAATCAATAATGTATACATAGAATCAGATTCACGATTCACAGCTACACTGAATGGGTTATCAGTTAAGTATTCAGGTTCAATATCTTCATTGTATACCAAGATGATATTTTTACCACGAATATTTAACTTACGACCAAATGTATGAGTAGTAACAATGATTCCTGGGTCAGATGCAATAAGTTCATCATACTTGATGAAATAACTTTCATTATGGTCATTGAGAAGATTATAGTCTGGAGAAATACTTTCTAGTTTATCCCAATATAAAGAATTTGTATCAAGAAGCTTAACTAGATAGTGACCAAAATTATGAATATCAGTGTTTGCTTGTCCTACTTGCATAGAATCCTCCTATTTAGTTTTAGTATAAATAATACGGCGAATATCGCCCTCAGCAACTTTAATTGAATCGGAGTATTTAGCTTGACTCATGTCAAGAAGAATATCAGTGTATTCTTTCTTGACACCGCCAACTACTACTTTACCGAATTCAATATCTTTACCAAGTTTATTATAGCGTTCTTTAAGTGCTTCCATTTGAGTTCTGGAGAACACAAAATATCTGTAGTAGATATCAGCCATCTTAAACCTCCTCAAAGTATATTGAACAGCTGTCTTCCATGTTAATTAACGCTGGACGAAGTTGTTTCTCAAATGCTCGAGTTCTAGCTACCTTAGCAATTGTTTGACCAAGTAAATGGGCATCAAATGCTACAGCTTCTGGATCTCTAGTATCAGTTAATTCTAATCCAGCATCATCTGCTAACATGATTGCAGATGTATAACCTTTCTCTTCACGGTATATATTAAGCATCTTACTAAAGTTATCATCCCATACATTAGGTTCTTCTTCATTAGTAAAAGAGTTCCATTCATATACACCATAGTTGAGTGGACATAACATCCCACCTACACCAGGATCTGATGCTGAAGATGTATTCAAATCGATAATCCCTAAATGAGATGGATCGATTGCACGTACATTACGTGCTACATTCTTACTGTTAGATTCCCCAGGACCAGAAGGACCTTTGATGGTATACTTTAATTGTAAGAATGAGTCTCTATCGTTAACCATATTACGGAAACCTTTAAGGTTAGATTTCTGTAATTCAGCAATCAAAGCCATTGGTGGTGTATTCAATTGCTGTTTGATTCGATAAGCTTCCATGTTAGGATCATGCTTCTCTGGTAAACGTCTAAGTTTAACATTGATAAGCATGATATACATAGCTGCAATATATTCAGACCATCTAATCCGTTTAGTAGATGCATCTAAGTTATTCTTCAAACGAATTGAGGAGAACTCACATGCCATCCATTTCAATACAGAATAGATATCTTCTTTGATGTGGTCAGGTAAACGCAATCGTTTCTTAGTTGGAATATCATAAGAGTTTTCCAAAGATTCAATGATTGCATTACCTTTAGTGAATACTGAAGTCTCAGAAGATACAAAGTTGTAACCTAGTTTACATACCCAGAATTCTGTAGTATATAACTGATCCATTGTAGTCTTCTTAGTTGCATAAGATGCAATAGACTTAGCAAATGATGCAATGAAAGATTGTAAGATACGATCATTATCTACAAAGGATTTCACTGCTGAGATATAGAATGGGCTCTTCATATGACTATTGGCAATCGCAAAAGTATAATACTCTGGATCATCAATATCATGGTCAGAGAGCTTAATTACATCTTCAAAGTTAAACTTGCTTAAAGTTTCATACCATCCGAATCTAGCTAAGTAGTATTCGAATAATGTAACTTTATGGTCAAACAAGTATACACTAAACATAGCCATGCGTAATGTCTCCTCTTTCGTTGTATTTAGATCAACGAAGTTACGAAGCATCTTAACTGCATTGGAGTTTGTCTTAAGTGTAATGGATTGAGTCTTAGCAGCTGCTGCTGTAGTATTATTATAAGTACTACCATCAACTAGCTGGAATAATGGGAAGTAATCATTACCATTCAAATGAATGTAAGCCCCATCAATAACTCTTGGTATCGCAATAAGTACATCGAAAGTCTCCTCATCTTTAGTACAAGCTACATGATAAGTTACTTTCAATATCTTAAGGTCAGAATCTTTGATAGATATAGATGGGGTTTCATCACCGATAAGTAACTTTTGTACTTCAGTGTAATCATCTATAACTTCAAATCCTAATACTTTGATAGTATAGAATTTATTTCTTTCGCAAGAAAGAATAACATCCTTCAAGTCTTCAATGATATCATCATCAGACTTAGTGAAGAATATGTCATTGAACTTAGGTCTATTTTTATCGTTATAGTCTGCGATAAACTTAGCTTGTGTGTTCATTGTCACCCTCCCCAATATTGGTGATCTTAACTTTAATTTGTGACCCAATTGGATTAGGTACATTTGGTTCTCTATCTTCAAAGATCACATAACAATCCATATCTAATGCTTCAGCGATTGTCTTAATCTTTGCTAATGTGATAGTATCCTTTTCAAATAGACGACGGTCATTATTAAAGTTATCCCCAAATCGATAAGCATATTTATTGATATCAATATTCTTACGATTAACAGCTTCCTTAAGACCGATCATCTCAGGTAAGTCATTTGGTTTGATTCTAACGTTGAAGATATTATCTGGATTAATCAAGATAGTCTCTTCCATAGAACGTAACTCACTAGACTTTTCAATTTGATCTTGCATGCTCTTAGCATTACTAAAATCAATAATCTTCATATTCTCTAATTCATACTTAGACTGGTCTTTATCTGCACTGATGAAAGTCGCCATACATCCATCAAGTACAACACCATTAGTTTGGTATGCATTAGATTTGCCTATAATAGGAAAGACTTTACCATCTTCTTCGATAGCAACGTTAATGTCATCAGCATTCTTCATTGCAGTATCAAAGTCATAGATAGTATACATCGTTCCATTTACTACGCCTTTTTTCATTTCATGTGTCTCCGATTAAAAATAAAAGATACAATGGGAGGTTAGGTTATTCACCTAACCTCCAACATTATCAGTTATTATTCAACGTCAACTAGTTTGTCGTCTTTGATGAATTTCTTCAAATCGACAGCTGGTTCGAAATCGATAACACGTTTACCATCTTCTTCAGTTGCTGTAACTGTAAGATATTCATCGAATTTAACTTCGTAACCATCTTCGTCGATATCTGTTTTGTTAAGATTCATCAACGCATTGATTACGGAAGATAAGATAACACGAGTGATATCGAATACGAATGCATTGTTAACGAATTTGTTATTAGTCAATACATACATGAAACGATTCAAGAAGCGTTGAACTTCTTCATCACTCAAATCATATACAGTAGCGATATCTTTAACGCCATCTTCGTCTAATTCAAAACGAGCTTCGAAGGAGTTTTTACCTTCATCATCTACTGCACGTTCTAAAACGATACCAGCAATGAATGTACCATTTTTGTCATTGACACGTAATACTGCTTCGTTTTCAAACTTAGTGTTTGCCAAGAATTTAACTGCACCAAATAGTACAGATTTCAAAACGTTTACGAACTGATGGGAACGTAAGATGATTTGGTCTTCAGCTTTCAAGCGTTCCAATACAGTTTCAATAATGTTTGTTTCTTTAATGTCTTTTACCATGGTTGTGTCTCCTTTGCATGGAAAATAAAATATAATACGTGACCATAGACTATATCATGATCACGTATATAATATATTAATATTCTGTAAGTTAGTTTGTAATTTTTTACAAACCAAATCTTGCTTTAAAGTCAGGCAATGCCTCGATTTGGATACCATACTTGAGGGCTTTGTCTACTTTAGAACTACTGAATCCCACATGAGGAATCACTAGAATATTCGTATCTCTTGTTACACTTGTATCTGTAACGAAATACCCGAGAGGTGCCATTCTCTCTGCTAATGTATCATCTCTAAACCCAGTGATTACAATCTTCTTACGATTGTCTACTAGGTTATAAGTTCTGACTACATTATTCATTTTCATGATAGTAATGAGATCTTCAGCAAAGACTTCACGTTCATTAAGAATAGTCTCTACTGCAACTTTACCGATCCCTTTAAGCTTCATGAGTTTAGATTGCAATTCACTATCAGGTAAGTTTAATACTTCTTCTATCTTAAGAGCATGAAGTACAATCTTCCAAGTCTTAATTGCAATATCTGTAAAGCCAAGAGCACCAATGATATTATAATCATATACTTGCTTTGTCTTTAGTTCGTTTACCCGCTCCATGAACTTCTTACTATTGACATCACCTAAGATAGCTAATCTACTAGGTGTAATATTAAGAAGATCAGTGAATGAAGTTATGCTTAAATCCTTAACTGTAGCTTCAGAGAAATCTCTAAAGTTAATCTTCTTAAGCATATCTGCCATCCTAGCAATACCACGACCAATGCATTTGGGATTAGGACATGACACAGATTTGCCGCTATAGGACTCTACCAGTAGAGTACCACAGGCAGGGCAATTATCGATGAATTCCTCCATAGGTCTTGGATTATTATCGTTCTCTACACAATCATGTCTAGATACATATGGCATTACATCATTGACATAAGTCACATCAATAATATCATTGTATCTTAATGACAATGCTTTGAATCTTTCATATGAATGACCACTTGCTAAGTTATGGACTGTGCCATTAAATTCAACTGGGTCAAACATAATCATCGGTGTGATTACACCATTCTTACCAACTGTATATTGGTAACCACGGAATCTTGTAGATCTAACCATAGCATTGAACTTGATTGCAATACTATACTTATTCACATGATTCTCTCTACCAAGAGCTTGAATGATATTCTTATCAGTATAAGATACTACAATACCATCATAAGCAAATGGCATGTAAGATCTAAACCAATCAGCATCTTGGACAAACTTATTCACTTGGAATAGTACGTTGCTATAATAACCTTGAATGATTCTATATCGATTAGGTTCTTTAGTAGCAAAGTATCTATTCATGAATTCTAATTCTTCTATACGACTATTGAAGTCTAAAGAAGTTGCTAACGGTACTAACGTAATGAAATCAATATAATCTCTAGCATTAGCTGAACCAATGATACCAGCTATTGCAGTTCTCATATTCTTATAAGTTTTACCAGTAGCATTCTGGAATCTAACTAGATCTTCTTTGGTAATGATTGCCTCGAACTTCATACCAATAACTTCATTATCGGATAACTCATTAGGAAATCTATAACCATATAAGATATCAGTTAAATCTGTAGCTAAGTCAGCATCTAAATCTCCTCGAGTTCTAGCACTGACTACTTTATTATTTACTTCAGCTTCTACAGATAGTCCATCATATTTGATTTCAGCTACCATCTCAAATGGAGTTTGATAGTTAATCAATCCCATCATGACATGTTTAGCTAAGAAGTCTCTTTCAAATATCTTTACTTTTGGATCTTTATCTACAAAAGCTTTCTTTGCATCAGACTCTAATACAAACTTACACTTATCTAGAGTGCCAACTAATTGAGGATACTTATGAGCTGTATCTCTACCTCTATCTGATACTGTAGCATGATTAGATTCTATTGCTGGTTGCCATCTATTCGTTGGAACTTCAATGAATGTATCTCTATATAGAGTATCATTAGTTTCCTTCGGATAAGATACTATAGCTTCAATATAACTTTCATTACTTGTAGCCTTACCTTTACCTTGGAGCTTAAAGTGAACTACATCAGATCCAACTTGGAAGTTAGGATTGTATTTCTTATAAGCTTCTAAGAGTAAATCATAAACACCATCTTCTAATGGTAATACAGCTAGATCTGTATTGTTATATAAGACGTTGCTGATACGTAAGATTGTATCAGCATCATCTATATCCTGAATGGTCCAGTTCGGTTTATTCAACAAAACTGAAGTTCGTTCATTAATCAATCTTAAATTCTCGTCTTCAAAGACGTTATCAAGACTACCACGTAAGAGAGTCGTATATAGATCTCTTAAAATCATGATTGCCTCCTTATCTATTAAAGTACTTAATACCCCTAGTTACCCATAAGGAATCTGTTTCGCTATAACCTTCTGGAGGTCCACTGCTCATAGCTCCTTCCATGATAGCTGGGATACCTGGTTCAATGAAGTTATCATATACTGGATAATACTTCCCATTGAATTCCTTAACTGTAATGGTCATCTTAGACTTATCATTCTCTCTTAATGCTTTAAGATAAGAATAGTCTTCAAGCATTGCAGGGGTATAGAAATCTTCATCTGGGATATCATACAATAATGCTTCTTGATATTTCTTCGGAACCTTTTCGAATGTGAGTTTTAGACCAATAGCCTTAAGATATGCATTTACAATCTCAGCAGATCTAGATTTAGCATCTGCAGATAGAGTAATATCCACATCATTAGGATTCTTAGTCAATAGATCTTTGATAGATCTACGTCCAATAGGAGCTGTACTATAGAGCATCAACATAATTACATTGATATCATCACCAATATGAGTTAATGCACTAATTTCCATTTCCCCTTGTCGGATAGGTGTATTAGTATATACAGGTTTATATAGACCAGCAGATTTATTACGGCTATTTTCACCTTTGTTATTACTGAAAGACATACTTGTTGCTGAGAACTTTTCTTCCGCATATTGTTTCAAACGACATACGTATTGTTTAGCTACAAGTACAGGTCTTAAAGACTTAACCAATCTAATACCTTGGTTGGAAGAATCAAGCATAGGAGTATATACATACCCATGTCTTGTTTCTGGGAACTCAGCTAGAACTTTTTGTAAAGTTTCAATAGTAACTGGTTCTTGCATTGGTAGAATGGATATAGTAATATTACCATCTTCGATAATAGAGTTTAGATACTCCATACGAACTGATGGATTACTATTACTAACAAATGCTTCCATTTCTTTAGCTTGACTTGGACTAAAGAAGCTTACAAATTTTATAATCTTCTTAAGAGATCCATTAGTGTCTTGCTTATTAAGATTACGAACTACAGCAGCTGATGCGGAGTTGATTTCCATTTCAAATAACTGAGATGGATTCAAACGATTGACTACAGTTGCTTGGTTGTATTTCATATCTACTCTTTGACCATCCTCAGTTTGAGGCATTAGTTCATCAGGTAAGATATTAGAAATAACACCTTTACCACCATATCGGTTAGTTAACTTATCACCGATATGAAGTTCATTCTCTTCTAGGATATATACATCCATCTGTAAGTTAGAGTATACGTTATTATCTATATTGAACTTAACACCATCCAAGATTTGTTGACTTGTATGCATAAGTTTTTGTAGATCATATCCTAACTCACACTTATAGTTTGCTTGAAGTTTACGTACAGTATGGATTAACTCATCACAGAATCGCTTATTGTCTTGATAATACATATTAAGCTGAGTATTGTAGATAGAGTTCTCCATTAGGTCTGGGTTATTAGTATGAATTTCGATACCAACTACTCGACCATTAGATGTAATCTTCTCATCAGACATATTGATATCTTGAAGCTTATTGAATACTTGAGAGAATAGAGCTTCTTCTTTATTTTCTCGACGTACTGCTGCTAAGATACCTTCTTTGATTTCTTCACCAATATCAGGGATAACTTTATAGATATCCTTGTTACCATATAAGTTAAGCAAGATATCATTTTCATTGATCATGAATGAGATCTTCTTAACTAGTGGTGACTTGAATCGTTTTGCACAGGACTCACTAATCTCAATAGCATCCTCAGTTGTCTTATTCTTTGCAATATACATTAATAAGACATTGATACCATCCATCCTGTTGTTGTACTCATCGAACCCTTTAGATTTTGTAATAACGTCTCCTTTCTCAATAACACTGCCTACGACAAGATTATTTAGAACTGAGTTATTAATCTCATAACCAAAGGATTCTGTGATATACTTATAGTCCAACTTATGAAGGATATCCAAAGTATTGGTTTCTTCATTATGGACGATAAGATAATATTCATGACCTGGAGTCATTGCATATCTTTCTATTCTAGCTAATACAGTTTTACGTTGATCAGCTTGTTGGAAAGATGTTGAACGATGTCCGAATTCATTCTCAAAGCCAGTTTGAATGAATGGGACTTCTGGGTAGCATAGTGCCATAGATTGTTCTGAATGGACACTATACATAATCTTTCGACTACCAGAACTACTAGCTGGGAATGGTTGGATTAACTCTTTCCCTAGTACTTGTTCTGGAATCTGAATTCTTTGCCTAGCACGATTAATCTCGTCGTCTAGAATCAATGTGTTCGCCATTGTGTCTCCTTTCTAAAAGTATTATAAAATGAAATACAGAAGAGTAATCAATACTCTTCTGTATCACCTTTATAATATATAACTTAATCTTCCAATGCTCTGAAGGACGCAATGAGGTCTTTCGTAATAGATGCATTCGTAACTTGACCACTTGTAGGTACTGGAGCAATCAATTGATCCATTACTTCACGAGCCAAACGTAAGAATTGCATACGGAAGTCTTCTCGTTCTGTAAAGAACTCTTTGAAATCACGAGTTCTAAACTTAGTGTCATAGCCATCTAATTCTAAGTAAGCACCTTTAGTGGCAATCTTACCAGCATCTTTAAGCATAACCATTAGAGAATAAAGTGGATCGAAACCATAGTCTTGAGAGAAGATCAATGGAGTAGATTTACCAGCTTTATTTGTACGAGACTTACCTAAAGAGATATCAACTTGGGAACCAGAGAACCCAAATGTCTCTTCTTTAAGTTTACTATCATCAAATCGAATGATGTTATTCGCTAAATAAGTTACAGCTCTACCACCAGGTAAAGACTCACCTTGTTTAAGATACATCAATTGACCTTTAGTGTGCATAAATGCACTTGCTTCAATCTTTTCAGTAATATGATTGATTACCAATAAGATAATATTAGTTGCTTTGATTAATTGCATTACACCTTTAAGGAGAGATGTATTTGCTTTAGCCATTGCGGTAGCCGCCATTTGACCAGATAATTCGCCTTTATCTGCAATACGTTCTGGAGCCAATAACGCAATGGAGTCAATAATCATAACAGTTGGGATAAACTTAGTAATTGGATTACCAGTAGAATCTCTCATACCAGTGTCATACATAAGTTTTTCTTTATTCTTTAATTTAGTTTCATAGATAGTATAGATATCATCATAGATAGACTCTGCAGTGATACCGCTATTCTTAATAGAAACATGATCGAATAGTTCTTGACCAACGTACCCAGTTAAAGTTTCCAAACGTGGAATTGTAATACCACCTTCCATAGATTGGATAACCATTTCAGCATCTGGGAATTGGTTAATAATATTAGCCGCCGCTTGTACAGCAAATGTAGATTTACCTGAACCTGAGCGACCAATAAGTAAGTTATAAGACCCATCAAGAATACCTCGATGTGTTACAGGTGTAATCTCACCTTTATCATTATAACAGTTTAATTTATAGCCATTCAAAGAATCAAAATTTAAAAAGCCTGTTGGGTATGCAACATCATATAGACCTTGCTCTGGAGAGTAGCCTGTTACCTCAGCTACACGTTCAATTAGTAAGCCCATAATAAAATCCTCCTAAAAAATATTATTATAAGTTACTAATAAGTTCCAGGAGGGTTAAAAAAATAAAATACCCCAAGGTAGTTTAACTACCTTGGGATAGTTGTTTAGAATATATAGAGACCTTGCTCTTTAAGTTCTTCGGCTATGTATAAAACCTTATCATAATCTGCAGATAAAGCTAACATAGAGCATCGTACATCTTTACGAACTTTTTGTAGACGTAGACATTCTTGGCTATACTTAGTTAATACACGTTTGATGATAGTCATAGGACGTTCATTCAACATGAATAGCATAGCATTAGTTTCTAAGTCAAACATCCAGTTCTTGATAGATGTATTAATCTTAGGATCTTCACAGGATTCTAGCATTGAAGTTACAAAGAATTCCTCGAAGTTTTCATAGAAGAGTTCACCATATAAATCCATCAAGTCTTCTTCACATGTTTGAGATGGGTCCATATATCTCATAATGGAAGTATTGACACGATTGATATTAACAGCTTCATCTTTACTAGAATAACGTGCTACTGAAAGTATAGTAGTCAACTGCTTATTAGTACAGTCAACGTAGTCTAACTTCTTGTAGATACGTTCATTGATAACCATAGAGATTTTATGTAAAGCTGTAAGAGTTTTACCAAATCTATCTGGATCAAATGCTGCTTCAGATATAGTTTCAAATAATCCATAGATTTCATTATTCAAAACACGAATTCTATCTTCAGCTAATTGTGGGCGATTCTGAACCATAATCATTGCAATATATTGCCATGGTTCAAATTTTACATATAGGCATCTAGAGATTGGTTTAACACCTTCACCTAGATAGTAAATAATATCAGATAGGTTTTTCTCAAAGTAGTTATAAGCTAGATCTTTGTTATCCCAATCTAAATTATTTAGTTCTTCTATAATAGTCTCAGCAGATTTTTTGATTACGGCAGAGAACGGAACGTCCTCTGCGTAAACTTTGCTGGGTTTTACATATTTATCAAATAGACCCATATATGCTTCCTTTCTTAATAACGTTCTTCGAAGTCATCAATCTTGGAAGATTTATTATCTTTCTTACCATCTACTTTGATAACTAAAACGTCGTCTTTTACAGAATCAAAGAAGTTTTCTTTAACTTTAACTGTAGGGTTTTTGATAGCAGAGCTAGATAAGTTAAACATATCGTCATCTTCTTCCATCTTCATACCACCAATTTGATCAAAGAAACCATCTTTCTTTTTATCTACATTAGAAGTTCTAGCTTTATATTCATTATAAATCTTTTCAACTTCTTCTGTAGGAAGTTTAATACCAGATGCCATGATACATACACGTTCTTGACCAGCTGGTACTGTTTGAATATGTGTGAAGAATTCAAATGGTTCACCTAACTCTTCACGGATTTTAGCATTATCAAAACCAACGTTTTGAGTACGTTCAGATGCATACATAAATACACCAATACGTCTAGCTGTTGGAGTGAAATCTAAGCTCTTTGTAGCATAAATCATTTCTTCGAATATTTTATCCAAATCAGATTGTTTCTTAATGCCATCAAAGTAAGCTGTTTCGATTGTCATGAAACCAGGAGTTGTAGAGATTTTATACAAGTCAGTTTCATCGATATTTTGATCAGAATCAACTAAGTCTAAACCAAGCCATGTACGCATACGAGTGCAGAATTCATCATTAGCTTTACGTTCAGCTTCTTGTTTATTCTTGCTAGAAGATAAGAACTTCTTATTGCTGATAGCTTCAACTGTATAGTTGTCTTGAAGTTCTTGGAAGTATTCTACAGTGTTTTGTAAACCACGAGCATCATCTTCGAAACCAGTGAATACTACTAAGTGAACGTTCATATTCAATACTTCACGGATATATTTCGCTAGTATCGTAGAAGATCCACAACCTGTACCACCTTCAGAGGAGGATACAATAACTACTGCATCATCTGTAGGATCTGGGAAAGAATCAATTTTAAGTTTCTCAGATTTAAGAGATTCAATAGTGATAGTTTTAGCACGACCACGTTCTTTACCGCAACCGCCCATACCACCACCAATGATTACATTGATGTCATCATATTCATCTTTCATATCTTTGCGAGTTGTATTAATAAGAAGTACATCTTCTCTTTTGAATACACCTTGCTCGATAGCTGCCATAGCTGCTTTATTACCAGCAGCACCAATACCAATTAATTTTGCCTTCATAATAAATTCTCCTTCATTATAAAAAATATATAATATTGGATAGGCTAGTTAAAGCCTATCCAACGATTACCTTAATGTATTACTTTGAGTTATAATCTACATGCCACGAGACTGTCTTAAGTACGAATAGGATTCGGACATAATTCCATTAACGCCTTTAATCCATGCTCCAGCAGCCTGTGCATATCTCTTATGACCGTAGATCATTGAGTTTAGACTTGTTTGTCCCTCCTGGTAATAATTCTTACTAATCCATACAGCACCATTGACAATACCATCATAAACAGTATTACCCATATGATGAGCCGCATTAGGATTAGCATCAATAGCATTAATGCCAAAATAATTTCCTCTATCTCTGGCTAGATAAGATCTACCATAATCAGATTCCCATGATGCATGAGCAAAGATATAGATAGGATCTAGACCAGATTCTTTAGATGCTTCAATAAATATATTACCTTGACCTTGAAATGGAGATGTACCACTTGGGTCAAAGTGTTTAATAATATTATTCATATCTTCTGTAGTCACATAAACAGACTTATTAGATAAATCTGAGTTTTGATCTACATAGTATCTTGAGTTAGCTTTCTTATTAGCTTCTTCTTTAGCAGCAGCTTGTCTTAAAGCTTCTTGTTTAGCTACTTGAACGTATTGATTTAATACTCTAGCGGTATTTGGATCCACATTTTCTTTCTTTTGCATACGTTCATTATCTTTCTTATCTTTATCATTGCTGATAAGGTTATTAACTTTGTCACTATAGTCATCGTTATTTTTAACTATGAATTGCATTACAACGTCTAATGTGTCATCATTCTGACGATCACTCTCTAGTGCCTTTATTGGTAATATAGATACCAATATGGCGATGCATAATAAGGTAAGTTTCTTAACCATTATCCTCACCGTCCTTATAATCTTAAAATACAAAGTAAATGCGATGGAGTATTGAGCCCCATCGCATTACGAGACTATTTGTCTTCTTTTTGTTGGTCTTGCATTTGCTCTTTTAGAGCTTGCTCTTGTTCTTGTGGTACTTCATCGAAACCTAAACCAAGATCACCGATTTCATGTAACACGCCGATTTTCTTTTCCATATTATTCTCCTTTATTTAAAATAAGAATACATTACCCTAATGTTTACTTATAGTATAAATTTATACTATCAACATTCACTCTTATAATATATAACTTTTAAACATATTAGTAAAAGTTTAAATACTTTTACTGTTGTTGTGAGTATTCTATGATTGTACAATCATAAATAAATAAGATTAGGAGATGGGATTAATTCCCATCTCCATATTCTTTTCATTATTTGCCATTTTTCATCTTGTTGATGTTTTTAATGGCTTTGTCCATGTCGAAAATTGCAACTTTTTCAACTTTAATGGAATTTGGATCGATTTGCCATGGCAAGCTATCGAAGCTGCCTTTCATTCTAGCACTAGCATCAGGAGGGATTACACCATATACTACTGCATTCTTAACACCGCCAAAACCTTCGCCTTTAGCGGTAATCTTTACGTAAACGTATTGATGTGAATTATTATGAGCACTAATAAATAAATCTGTGCCTTGAAGTTGATATTGTTTTAATTCAATATCAGATACAGATGGGTTGCGGAAAATCTTACTTGTAGATAATGCTTCGAAATCACTATCGTTACGTGTAAGACTTGCTAGTACTGCAATACGTGGATAGTATTGTTGATACTCTTTACTATCTCCATTAAACAAATCAAGGGATGGGAATAAATAAGTTAGGATTACTCCTAGGAAACCACACACTACTGCTACAACTGCTGCTTTGTTTTTAAGGAAACCATTTAAAATATTTAACATAATAAAACCTCTTTCTGTCTTTATTGACTGATTAAAATAAATTTGAATAAATTAAAATTAGAATAATGGAATATGAATTGCATCGCATAGGCGATTATGTTGAGACATACTAATTTTGCTATCCCATAATAATTGGAAGGATGCACGTTCAATATTAAATGCATCTTCCCATGACCAAGGACTTTCTAATCCTTTATTATGATCTTCAAAGAATCTACAAATTTCATCAAAGTTTGTAAGATCATAATCCACTATATTTTCTGCTGCTGCTAATTGTAATTCAAACATGATATAACCTCTTTCTGGGATCATAGTAAATCCCTAACACTAAATATAAATACTATATCATTATATCACGTTAATAATATGCAACTAAAATAACTAAGTATTACAATTTTACAAAAGTATACCCCCTTAGGATTACTATGATCCTAAGGGGATTTGTTTATTGACGTCTAGATACTGTTTTATCTCTTAAAGTTTGTGGAGTCATATTATCAATATTAATCAAGTTAGTATTGATATGAGATCCTAGCATATATACATTCATCATATTCTTAGATAAAGCATCAGTCTTATCTTCAGGAATATCTTCTAAAG